ACCTTTTGAGGACCCTAAGGATGAGAAACGCCTCGAGATTATCTCCCGAGTGCGGAAAGAAATCGCGCAAATGATTGGCAAGCCCCCAACCAGTCTTAAGTTCAGGCTGGGACCGGGGAGTACTTTGTCAGATCCCGGTGTATGGTGCACTATACCGCACAAGTTTTGTTCTGAACCCACAATTACCCCTTCTGCGCTCCACGTTTTACCTCTGTGGGCGCAAACGGCCTGGGCTCGTAACCTGGAACGGGAAGTGGTGATCCGGCTGGTCGACTACGACAAGTGGACGTCCGTAGATAAGGATGCCCTTAAAGAACGGGGTATGTCTACGCAACAGTCCATCAACGTAGCCGCTCAACTCGCAGTCGGTAGGTTATTCCGATTGCGATTGCGTCGTCGAGGTATTGATCTCGATATGCTGCAGCTGATTCATCGGCGGAAAGCCTGTGAAGCCTCTTTGTCTGGGGCTGCTGCTACCATAGATCTTCGTAATGCATCCGACACAGAAGCAAGGAAGCTGATCCAGCTTCTCTTTTCCCACGAGTGGTTCTTTCTTTTGAATTCACTTCGTGTACCGTTCTCTACTATCCGGAATTCTACCGGTGTTGAAGAACGGTTGTACCTGCAGAAATTCTCAGGTATGGGAAATGGTTACACCTTTGAACTCGAGACTATCGTTTTTCTTGCCATCTGCCGGGTTGTTTGCGGCAGTGGTGACGATGTTTCGGTATACGGTGATGATATCATCGTACCGTCTGAGAAGGCGGCATTGGTAGTAAAAGCATTGAGATTCTTCGGTTTCCAACCGAATCTGAAGAAAACGTGCATCGTAGGCCCCTTCCGTGAATCTTGCGGAGGAGACTATTTTCTGGGTGTCGCGGTTAGACCGCACTTCCAGGATGAGGCACCAACTAGCCCACAAGGCTGGATCTCATTAGCTAACGGTTTGCGTCGGGTCTGGTGTGACGAAAGCCACACATTTGACCCTCGACTGTTGCGAGCATGGCATCTGTGCTTGGGGTTTATTCCAAGCGACATACGTGCTTGTCGCGGTCCATCCTATTTGGGGGATATCGTCATTCATGACTCCCCGGATAGGTGGCAAACTCGTTCCAAAGACTCCATCCGATACTTTCGAGCGTGGTTACCTTACACGTTTAAGGTTTTTGGGTGGTCCCGCTTCCCAGCGGGTACTGTGTTATCATCTGCTCTCTACGGAGTCTCGAACGAAAAGTTCGGGATCCGTGTCAAGGAGGGGCGGCGTACTGCCGTCACTCATTTGGCCGGCGTGATTCCCAGAGATGGGGTCACGGGTTTCCGAAGAGCATGGGTTCCCTTTAGTTAGGAGGCTACCAAGCCTAGATTTGGCCTGACG